GGGCGCGTCACAGGGCCTCGGCGCCGGCCAGATTTTGTTGGCCGCGCCGCTGACCGGCACCGTGGTGCCACCGCCGCCGCCTCCGGTCACCTCGGCGACGCCGGGGAGCATCGCGGGCCTTTCCGGCTGGTGGGACGCGGGCGACCCCGCCAACATGGTGAACGCTGGCGGCGTGCCGCTGGCGAGCCTGTCAGGCGGCTCGGTGGCCGCGCTGGCGGACCTGTCCGGGTCAAGCCGCGCGATGGTGCCCAGCCTGCCCGTGCAGGCCGCGCCGCGCATCAATGTCATACTGGGCGGGGCGGGCCTCCCGACCGCGATGCCGTCCGGCGCCGGCCTGGCGCCGCTGCTCGATCCGCGCGTCGGGTTCGCTGTGAACGGGCTGTCGATGGGGTCGGGCAGCTCGTGGACGCGGTATCTGGTCTGGACGCGGCCGAATCTGCGAGCCGGCACGAGCTACAACGCCGATCCGGTGGCACTGCTGACCATCGCCTCGACCGTGGTGCTGGCGCTGGACAGCGTCGTCGCCGGGCGCCTGGTGCTGTTCCCTGGCGCGTCGCAGACCGTGCTGTCGGTCACGATGGAGCGGCGGCACGCGCACAACGTCATCCTGCGCTACACGCAAGGGACCGGGGTGGATGCGTGGCTGGATGGCGTGAAGGTGGCGAGCGCCGTCGCGAATCCGCTGCCTGGCAGCAATGCCGGCACCCTCACCTTTCTGTCCGACACGACCTCGCAAGGATCGGCGCAGTGCTGGTTCAACGAGGCGGCGACCTGGGAACGGGCGTTGTCATCGGCGGAGGTGACCACGCTGATTACCGCCTCGGCGCGGTGGCTGTGCGGCGCGCGGCGTGGCGTGAACGTCCTGGTGATCGGCCAGAGCAACGCGGTCAATTCTCTGTCGGACGGCGCGTGGAACCTCTGCGCGCAGGGCCTTGCCTGGCACCTCGGCGCGGCCAGCTATGGCGTGATCGGGAACCAAGGCAGCTCGGCCTACACGGCGATCGGCGGCCACGGCATCTACAACGTGCGTCAGCCGCCCGGCACGGGCGGAATCTATATCCCGGGCAACTTCCTGGCGGACCCCGGCGACGGCTCCAACCCGGGCGGTTGGAGCCTCGGCACGGACGGTCTCGCAGTCGAGGTGTATCTCGCCGAATGGTCGGCTGCCGATCTGGCGGACATCGCGGCGATCGTGTGGCCGTGGTTCGAAAGCGACAGCACGCGCCAATACAGCGAGGGCGCATTCTGGCAGGCCGGCGCGCAGAACTTTTTGGCAAGGGTCCGCGCGATGCTCGGCCGCACCGCCGCGTCGTTGCCGCTGGCATGGTGGGACCCGATTGCGTTCTGGTCCTCGCCCGGCATCCTGATGATCCGCAACGAGATGCCGGCGACGTCATTGCTTGCGGCGCAGAACGCGGTCCGCGCGATGCCTCTCACCGCCGACAGCAACCCGCGCGGCGCGACCTGGGATGCGAACACCGGCCTGATTACCGCCGCGGGCGACAACAATCACCTGGACGCGACCGACAACCTGCGGCTGGGGCAAGTCGCGGCCGGACCTATCGCTCGGGCGGTGTTGGCGTCGAGCGGCGGCGACAGCATCACCACGATACCGTCCGGCGTGCCGAGCGTGGGGCCGACGATCACGCACGCCTACCGGCAGAGCAGCACGGTGATCATCGTCACCGTGGCGCACGATGCCGGCACCGACCTGGTCGTGCCGCTGCAAGCGGTGAACGGGGTCGGCTGGGCGGTGATGGATGGCGGCAATGAAGCGAGCCCGGGGACCGTCCGAACCGCGACGGCCTGCGCGCGCATCGATGCGACGCATCTCCAGGTGACGCTTGGGTCGGCGCTGACCTCGGCCAGTTCGGGTTGCCTGCTATTCTATCCTTACGGCAACACCTGGATTTATCGTGGCAACGCGGTGACCGACAATTCCGCTTCGGTGGAGCGGCCGGCCGGGTGGGACATCGGCGAGGACCTTGGCAGCGGCTGGGATTGGAACCTCCCGGTGCAGGCGACCGACACGCCGATCCAGCTCAGCGACAGCCCGACATAACCGGAGAGCCACATGACCGAGCATTGCCCCGTCGAGGTCACGGTGCGCGAGCGCGTGGCGGTGGCGGAAACGTTGCTGCAAACCGTCGTTCGATCGGTCGAAAAACTGGTCATCACGGTTGAAACGCTGTCCGAACGGGTGAACCAGGAGCGCGGTCAGAGCCAGGTCACGTCGAGACTGGACTCCGCCGTGATCGCTGCCGGCGCGGGCCTGATGGGCGCGCTCGTTACGATGTTGATCAACCTGCTGCTGCATCACGCGCCCTGATCGGGCGCAACCCTGAATCAGTCCGCGCGGCCTGAGCGCCAGCGGCGGGTTCCTACATTCCGAGGTGACAATGTTCGTCAAACCGGGACACCGGCAGGATGATCCTGCCCTGCCCTTGATCGTGCGCGGGCCGAACAAGCGCCTGTTGTCGCCGCAGGGCGAGCATGTGCCCGAGATAACGTTCTGGCACCGCCGTATCCGCGATGGCGACGTGGTGCTGGCCGAGCCGCCGGCCCCGCCACCGCCTCAGCCTCGATCGCCTGGGGCCGTCGCCGTGGTTCCACCTGTGGTCGACCAGGCCGCGGCGCGCGCGGCGGCCGACGCCTTCCAATTGCACCTGCCGCCAGCCGCCGGCGAACCGCTCCCGCCGGCTGCGGCCGAGCATGACGCTGCGGCGCCGCTTCCTATCCATGAAGAACCTTTGGCGGAGACCAAGCCGTGAGCGAGAGCCTCGCATTCAAGTATTTCCCGTGGCAGTACTGGCGCCCGTCCGGCGTCAACGCCGAGTTCGACCCCAGCCAGGCCAACACCGCGACGCAGAATGCGCGCGCGCTGCTGATCGGCCAGATCACCAGCTCGGGCACTGCAACCCCGAACATCGCGGTGCAGGCGTACAGCCAGACCCAGGTCAACGGGTTGTGCGGTCTGAACTCGATGCTGGCGCTGAAATATGCCGCCTACCGCGCCATGGACCCGTTCGGGGAGGTCTGGCTTGGGCCGCTGGCAGACGCGAGCGGCGGCACGGCGGCGACCGGGAGCATCAGCTTCACCGGCCCGGCGACTGCCGCGGGCACGCTGCCGCTATATTTGATGGGAGTGTCGATCCCGGTTGCGGTGAACAGCGGCGACACCGCGTCAACCATCGCGACCAACACGGTTGCCGCGATCGCGGCCTCGGTCGGTGTCGCATGCTCCGCGGCGGTTGACGGCACGCACGCCTACCAGGTCGATCTGACCGCGCTGCACAAGGGCCTCGCGCTCAACGACATCGACATCCGGTTCGCCTATCACGGCGCACAGAATGGCGAGGTCATCCCGCCGGGCGTGGGCTACACGATCACGCCTTTTGCGAGCGGCGCGACCAACCCGACCTTGACCACGCTGCTGTCGAACCTGGGCGTCCAGCTCTTCGACTACATCGACCTGCCCTACACCGACACGACCAGCCTGAATGCGTTACAGACGTTCCTCTCCGACTCAGCGGGTCGCTGGGCGGCGGAGACGATGCTGTACGGTCATGTCTTCTCGGCCTATCGCGGGACCTTCAGTGCCCGAACGACGTTCGGCACGGGACGCAACGACCAGCACGCGACGATCCTCGGGTTCTATGACAGCCCGACGCCGGCGTGGCTGGAGGCGTCGGACTGGTGCGCCGCGCACGTCATCCGGCTGCACGTCAACCCGGCGCAGGGCCTCGCCACGCAGGCGCTCAACCTGCTGCCGCCGCCGATCGCCTCGCAGGATACGCCGGGGGAGCGCAACACCCTGCTGTTCGACGGCATGAGCACCTTCACGGTGGACGCGGCCGGGGTCTGCCGGATCGACCGCTCCATCACCACCTACCAGAGCAATGCGAGTGGCCAGCCGGACAATTCGTATCTGAACACCAACATCATGTTTCAGGCGATGTACGCGGCCCGCTACATCGCAACCCAGATCACCAGCCAGTTCATCGTTCCGGGCAAAATCCTGGTGAGCAATGGAACTCTGATCCCGCCTGGCTCGCCTGCCACCACGCCGAACGCGATGCTGGGAGCGGTGATCGCGGTCTATGCCTACCTCGCGAGCATCTTCATTGTCCAGAACGTGCGGACCTTCGCACAAAATGCCACGGCCGGCCCGGGAACGAAGGGGCAGGTCCTGATGTATCTGCCGCTCGATTTCAGCGATCAGGTCATCAACGTCGGTCTGCTCATCCAATTCCAGCAGAGCACTTGAAGGAGCTGATCCATGTCAGGAACTCTGGCACCAAGCACACCGACCAATCGTCGGCTCGCCGGCATCACCGCGGCGAGCGTCAACGGCAGCGCGATCTCGGTCATTGAATTCATCTGGGACCCGGCGAACGTCGAGAACACGACGATGGCGAGCCTGTCGGGCGTTGACGGTTACGATCAGAAGCCGGTCGCGCCCTACATCTCGGGCAAGTTCCGCGACACCGGTTCCAACAGCGTCACATCGTTCACCGGGCTGAGCAATGCGACCGTCGTTTTCTTGCTGGCGAACGGCAAACAGATCGTCGGGCACAACCTTTGGTACGTCGGCCGCCCCGGTGTGAACGGTGCCGATGCGGGGTTCGATTTCCGGTTCGAGGGCGTGGCCGGAACCATCATGGAAATTGGAGCAAAATCGTGACCGAATGGGTGCCGGTGCCAGAGCCGATCGTCTGGACGCTGCCGAAGCCGCAGATGCACGGCGGGCTGCAATACACGACACTGACCGTCGGTGCGCCGACCACCGAGGACGTGTTGAAGGCGACCGCGGTTCACGGCGCGAGCGGCCTCGACGTGACCCTGCGCATGCTGGAGTCCGCTTCGGCCGAGCACGTGCCGTACGACGTGCTGAAAGTGCAGCCGCACTGGTTCAACCAGCAGATCGCGGATTACCTGGAGGAGTTCGTGGGCGCGCCAGCCCCCGACCCTTTGGAGAGCTGGCGGGCCGCGCGGCGCATGGCGCTGCGGGTCGCGGCGGAAAAGGAAATCCTGGAGGCGCAGGCGCAGGCCAAGGCAGACGCCGCGTTGGCAGCGGCAGCAGCAGCGGCGCCGCCCTCCTGATCCTGCTCGCCCGGTCGGGCGAGCTGGAGATCCACGCGGCGAGGATCGGTCGCTTCTATGGCGACGGCCTGCGGTGGGCGTTGGGCCTGCCGCTTTCCGCGCTGCTGCGGTGGGCGAGCCTGATGCATCGAATCACGGAGCGCGAACGTGGCGGGTAAGGCAGCCGGGTTCGCGATCGGCGTCGGCATCAACGACGCCGCGAGTGCAGGCCTCGATGCGATCAACAAGCGCATCGCCGCGCTGACCGCGCCGGCCGATCGGTTCAACAAGAGCCTGGCGAAATTCGGCGATGTCACCGGCATCAACCGGGCCGCCGAGGGCATGCAGACGCTCGGCGATCGTGCGCTCGGTGCGGCGCGTGCGGTCGAGCGCCTGGCCGGCCCGATGGTCGGGATTACCTCGGCCGCGAGCCTCGGCGGGATGGTCGAGTTAAGCCGGCGCTGGGCCGACGCCGGCAATGCGATCAGCAAGACCGCGAACCTGCTGAACACGCCGGTCGATCGGCTGAGCGCGTTGCGCGGGGCCGCGCGGCTGGCGGGCAGCTCCGCCGACGCGATGGACAGCAGCCTGAAAGGGCTGTCCGAAACGTTGCATGCGGCGTTCTATAATCGCGACGCGACGGCGCAGATGAACTTGAAGGCGCTCGGCATCGACTGGCGCGACGAACAGGGCAACATAACGAAGACGGAAGATGCCCTCGGCAAGCTGGCGAACAAGGCATCGACCTATACCGACAAGGCAACGGCGGGTCGGGCGCTGGCGGCGGTCGGCGTCGACAAGGATTTGCTGCCGCTGCTGGAGAAGGGGCAGGCGGGGCTTGATGCGTTCGTGGCGCGGGCGCGGGAGACCGGCGGCGTGATGACTGCCGAGATGGCGGCCAACGCGAAGAAAATGAATTCGTCATGGGCCGAACTCGGCCTCGCGATCGAGGGCGTCGGCAACCGCATCGTTGATAGCTGGTCGGGCACCGCGACCAAGGTTCTCGACACCACGTCGCACTGGATCGAGCGCAACCAAGCCCTGGCCGACTCCTATGGGACCTCCGCCGGTGCGGTGATCGGCGCGGTCGCTGCGCTGTCGGCGATCAAGCCGGCGGTGTGGATACTGCGGGCGCTCGGGCTGCTCGGCCCGACCGAATTGTTGGCGGTCGCTGGCGGCATCGGTTACCTGGCAAACCAGCTTCCTCCGGCGAAGACGTTTGACGATACCAGAACGATCTTCACTCCGGGGGGTGTCAGCATTCCCTTTGCGCCGTCCGGCTCGCCGTTCAACCCGGCGCCGTCGTCGGATGATTACCGGCCGCCCTGGTACGAACGCGCGTGGCACTGGCTTGGCGGCGGGTCGAGGAAGTCGAGTGTCGATCTGACAATGGACCCCACCAAGCGAGGGTTCCTGGAAACTCTCGCCGGCCCGGAGTCCCACGGCCGCTATGACATCAAGAACG